GTGGTACCGCGAAGGTAGATACAACCCGCATACTAGAGATACTGTGATACAGGAAGCAATTGCCAACGCCGGCCCAACAGCTGGTTTGGTCTTGAACTGGGCGGATGCTTGGGATTTGATGAAGGAAGGTCAGGTGCAGCGTGCATTTGAAGCCGCAGCCCCATCAATGTTTACCGCGCCATCTAAGGCTGTAAGACTCGGCACAGAAGGAGCAACCACTAAAGGTGGGGATCTCATTGGTGGCCTTACTGAAGATAAGTTCTCTGGATTTGAGCTTGCTATGCAGGCGATTGGATTGCAGCCTGAGAAACTGGCTCTCGCTCAAAAATCCGCTGTCGAGGCTGTAAAGGTACAGCAGCAGATCATGGATAAGAAGACTGCCCTTATGAACCGTCTATGGATGGACAGAGGCACGCCAGCGTATGAAGAAGCTTTGCAGCGCAGAGCAGATTTCAACCTCATGTATCCAGAACTTGCTATCTCCAACAAGGATTTACAAGATTCGTTTGAAACTAGGGCGAAACTCAAAGCTCAAGCCGAGGCACTGGGGGCAAAGATAAACCCCAAACTCATTCCAAGACTTGCGCCAATGCTGAGATACGGACAAGAGGACTGAAAAAAATCCCCGCTCATAGGCGGGGATAAAGAGGGGTTTTTGGAGAGAGGCAACCACCTGTTTCCAATCATACTACCTTATTCGCCAAACACGCAAGCCCTTAATGCCGTTTTCGATAACGGGCTTTATGGCAATCTTGAACCCTAGACGTTTTGCCACAACACGTATGTCCTTTTTTCCTTCTTCAATACGAAGACATGGGACAAAGAATGACCAGCCTACGTGGAATTTGCGCCATGTTATGTTGTAAGGGACTCCATTAACTTGCATCTTCTGTGTCGGCGGTAGCGTCTTGTGCTGCGTTTATGTAAACGTCGGGATCAAGAAAGTCGCCTTTGGAGCAGTCAAACACAAGGGCATCAACGGCTGGAACGCCGCCAATCTTTGTGCCTTTCGCCATGCGTTTCTTCACCATGCCAAGATAAACACCTTGAGCAGTCAGGGAGTTGAGGATATCCTTGAGAGTAATCTGATGCTCCGAACACCACTTGCGGAACTTCTTAGCCCCGATGAATAGCTTCTGCGTATCCGGCTCCATGCGGATAATAAGCTCGCCAAACGGCTCGGCAATCGGTAGCATCTCGACCCCTGTACGTTTATCCACTTCATCATTGATGACCAGCGTGTTACGGCGGTGCTCATTCCAAAACTCACCGATGACGCTGGAGTGGTTGCTTGCAGGGGGTTTAATCTCCTGCCGCATCTGTGAGAACTCGTTGAGCATCCATTTGAAGATACGCCCGACATCGATATCAATAAGCCCAAGCCGTCTTGCAAATAAAGCACCAGCAATATTGCATGCCGCTACACCCGACCAAAACCGCTCACGATTGGTGAAGCTGATCTTCTTGTCGATGATGACTTGAAGCTCCTTGATCTCACGGATGCGCTCTTCCAAATTCTCAACAAGGTCACGAAGGTATATACGCCCTGCATGCCCATAGTTGGTGTACAGCTTGGGGAAGATTTCGTCGGCTTCTTGCTTTGACAGCAGCTTAGTCTCAGGCACTTCATACTCAATAACCCGCATTAACTCGCCGTCAGGGGTGGACTTCAATGTTTTGAGCTTATCCACGACCGAAGCGTTAGAGCTACACAGCAGCATAGTTTGCCACTTGGCTTTATTAATACGCTCGGCATTCTCGTTTGATTTCATGCGCCCACGGCCTCGGCCTTGTGAAACAGCGTAGGCAAAGTCACTGAACTCCTCTGCTGGCATCTTGGTAATCTCATCGCACCCCAAGCCAAGATTGTTCATAACCCCAAGTCTGTGCAACCGCACGTTCATGGTGTCGCGCTGAATTAACATGATTTCCTCAGGATGCCCATAAACGCTGTGCATAGCTTTGATTGCCGTAGTCTTACCAGTGCCGGACTCATTGTTAATCATGTTGATGATTGCACCCTTGAGATGTAGGTGCTTCATTAGGGGTGCGCCAAATGCAGTGAAGAACCCAAACGCCATAGGCTCAAAGCCGGGGCGGTCGTACACATTGACAACGGACTTCCACTCCTCCAGCGACCCCATCGGTATAAACCAATTTGACAACTCCTCTGTGTAGCTAGAGGGCGGGCTGTAGCTATCGCTTGTGACTCCAATCTCGGTGTCGCCGACCACAAATGCTTTGTTGTCGATTGTCCAGCCAAACTGTGACCTCATAATTTCTGCTCCTTCTCTGCATTGAAGTTCTTTTACTGATCTAACGATGTAGCCCATGATGGCATCCATCTGCTTCTTCATGCCAATAACACCGAACCACGCCAATTTTTCCCGTAGCTTGTCCGCAGTCAACAGGTCAACTGCCGGTAGTGCAAACTCTTTTATGCCGTCCCTTGGGGTATGGAGCCGCATCCATATTACTTCGCCTTTCTGCGGGTCTTTGAGCCGCTTGACCACATACAGATCGTGCTCGTACACCAGCACGGCATCCTCGTCGTCCTCGTCATCAGATTTGCGATAAACCCCGCCGTTCTTACCTCTGAAGTATGGAAACGGGTACTCAGGAATCTTATACACGACTGGAGCTGCTGCCTCAGTTACATATTCAACGGTATTGTCCTCTTCGGTTGCCTCGGCGATCTCTGCGCCCAACACGATGGGGGAAGTAATTTTACCTTTGTGGGGGCAATGGTCACAGCCTCCCGGTATCAACTCTTCAAACTTAGCGCAGGTATACGGCCCCCTGATCTTCTGTACCTTTTCCTCTACCCCCTCAGGCGTGTAGCTGGGATGTTTCTCTGATACTGCATGTATGGCAGTTGCCGAGTCCACGCAGAACGCTGGTATGGATAAGGTTGCCCTCCACTTGGGCTCGTCCGCAGTCTCTTGCTCACCAATAAGTTTTGCCAACTGCAAACAACCTGTGCCCTTGGCATTTTTTGCTGCGATAACACTGAACCTGTGTTGCTTGTTACCCATCAGAGCACGTGTTAGATCGTTGATCTGAGAGGGTATGTGCGCAGGTGCGTTATCAGAAATTACGCCAAAGCATGCTTTGAACGCTTCAAAATCAATTGGTTTTGAAAGGCAAATGACCGTTACATCTAAAGGCGGCTCGCCCTTAAAGTTAAGCGTGTCAGGCATGCGCAGTATGGATGCTGCGTCTGATGTACGGCTCGGGTCGGCCCCCAACTTATGCTCATGGCACAGCGCCTTCAACCTCTTGGCTACAGGAGTCCACTCTTGTCTGGTTATCTCAGTAGTCAAGGGCCAATACACATGCAGCCCGCGACCGGAGTTAACCATCGTCGGCTTTGGAAGGCCGAGTGTTTTGCAGAAAGACTGGAGCGCGGCTACGCCGTCTGCTTGAGTTGCATAGGGCTTGTTTTCCCCGCAGTCAATGTCCAGCCAAAATGCTTTGATCGCCAGCACATTGTCAGTCGATCGCGTCTTGCTAGTCTCATACTTTGCACAACCAAAATATACATCGTAGTTTTTAGCCAGTAAGTCAGCGACTTCTTTTTCAACTTCTTCAAGTTCCCGAACAAATATCTGTTTGGGCAACCCAGTCTTTTTCAGACCTACAACGCAGTACCACCCCTGTGGGGAAAGCACTGCTGATAACAATTCTGTCATTGCCGCCCCTGTATTGCGAAAAGATGGGCATCCTAGAGGCATAACAACGCCCCGTATTAGGATGCCCCGCTCGATTACAAACTGAAATTAGCCCGCTCAAGGGTTTCTTCGATCTTCAAAGCATGGTGCTTGCGGGGTATCCACTCACCAACAAACCATTTGTATATGGTCATTCTGCTCACTTTAAAAAACTCAGAAACATCTTTCACCGGAATCTCTTTGGCAATGCAGAATCTCCCCAACATGACGCCGGGGCTATCCGTGCTTGCCTCTAAGTTAGCTCGGATGATTCTTGACATGTAGCCACGGTTGTTCATAGTCACTCGTCGTCAGTCCAGCTACTAATCACATCCTTGAAGTCCTTTTTAGGGGTGGGCTCGGCGTTCTTCTTAGATGTACGTTTCACAGGTTCGGGTACTTCTTCAGCCTCAACCTTGACGGCTTTCACAGCTGCCATAGCTTTAGCTTCGTCTATATCAAGCATATTGCCCATAGCAGTAGGCTTGGCTTTTGCTCCGTCAGTATTGGCAGGGGTTTGCGCTACTGCGGAACGGGCGGCAGGGCTATCACCTTTCTCTTTTGCAATCTCCCACTCTTGCTCGGTCAAGTACTTGACAGGCTTGAATGTCAGCTTGGGGGTGTCGCTATCGCTATCGAGGCGAATCTCAGTCACCAAAGTGTTGATGCTCTTACCTTGAGCGCCAACGTATTTAGCGTACTGCTGGAAGGGCATCTTATCCAAGTCACCGCGACCAAAGATTGATTTGGAGGGCAGCACCAGTTGGAACACATCGCCGTCGATATCGTCGGCTAACAGAACTGCCAAACGCTGTTGAAAGCGGCAAGCGCGGGAATCGCCTTGACCCGAACCCTTGATGTTCTGTGGGCAACCTTCACAAGTCTTGGCTTGTGGGCTTTCAATAGACGCATCAGGTGCGTTGCCGTCATTCGACCAGCAGTCAGGTACAGAGGTCTCGCCAGCTACATACTTGCCAGCGTAGAACTGACGGGCGATGTTGCGACCACCGTTAACAATCACAACATTCATTGCACGGTTTTCATTCTTGGCAATCTCTTCACCGTTGACCATCATGCGGAACACGCCGCCACGGATAGAGATACGCTTGAGGCCGGTATTACCAGCCAGTGACTTGGTTAAGTCATCAAGTCCTGCACGTTTGAGGTATGCGGGGACTTCTTGTTGGAACAAAGCTATTTCGCTCATGGTTACTCCTGTGGTTAAAAAATTACTTACGACGAACTGTGATTTCGTATTCACTATCTACATGCAACCCGGGGGGATGTGCTTCGGGGTTTTCATCCAAAAACTCTTTCATACTAGTTTGATGGATGCGCTTCTCCAACAGCCCCATCGCTCCATGCTCCTGCATAAATTGATAAAGGCTAGCCCAGTCATTAGTCCAGTAACGGTTTTTAACTGTGCGGTAGGCAACGCCTGATGGAGAAGAAAAGCTAGTTGCTCCAGTCTCTTTGGAGATTTCCAATAGCTTATGTTTGAGGGTCTGCATGTCCTCTTCGAGTTGCGCGGTTTTTTCTTTGAACTCTTGGTACATCATGTCACGCTTATCACGTAACTTAATATACGTAGAGACTATCTGCTCTATGGGTATATCCATATCTCTCTCCTTCGATGTTTTTAATGCCTCGGGGTATTTATTATACCCTCTTTGTTGACTTTGTCAAGAATTAATTTCGTTCTTGTACAAATCAATTATTTTTGCGTGGGATTCCAGTTTGTTTTGAAGCATCTCATATAACTTAGTTTCGACGGGGCTACCCTCGATATGCACTACTGTTACTGGATTCTTCTGCCCTTGGCGGTGTACCCGTGCATTAGCTTGCAGGTAAGTTTCGCTGGACGTAACTGGAGCGTACCATATCACCACATTAGCCGCAGTTAGGGTTACCCCGTGTGCCGCCGCTTGTGGTTGAATTAGCAGTACTTTCGGTTCCGTGTTTTCTTGGAAGCGCTTGAAAATATCAGTGCGTTTGTTGACGTTTACACTACCATTTATTATCTCCGAAGTGATGTTGTTCTTATCCATAAACTCTTTGACAAGGTTTATAGCGTGAGTGTAGGGGATGAAGATCAGTACTTTATTTGCTGACTCCTCAATCACTTCCTGTAATACATTGAGGCGGGCCGACACATCAAATTCAATGACGTTTTTTGTATCAGTGTAGACAGCCCCACATGCAATCTGTAGTAACTTATTCAAGTTAGCCGCCGCATTAACCGCAGACACTTCTTCGCCCACCGCTTCAATCAGGAAATCCTTTTTGAGTTGCTTGTAGTATTTCAACTGTTGGGCGCTCAATGGTGCAAAGCGAGATGTGTGCGTTACATCGGGCAGGTCAAGACATTCTTTCTTGGTGAAGCGTATTGCTGGTTGCAATAAATCATGCACAATTTCCGCCGCATTCGGTTTGGGTATCCATTTGAATCGAGTGAGTTGATACATCACAGAATCTCTGTACATGGTGTACAGACTCGGCGTTCTTGCAGGGACACAGGCTTTTGCTAACCCATACGCATCTAGTGGAGACTGCGCCGCAGGTGTGCCAGTCATCATCCACAGCCAAGTCTCAGGTGACATGATGTACTTCAGCGTCTTGAATCGTTCGGTGCGAGAGTTCTTGTATGCGTTTGC